TGTAGTAGAACAGTCTAGTGTAATGCTATCATCATTAGCAAATTTTTCTAATAAATATTTTGTACCACTAGGCATAACTCTTTTTACTACTACAAATAATTTATCATTAAGAGCTGTAATACTATGAAATTTATCTCCATCTTGTGTTTCATACATTGTCCAACCAGCAATCTTTTCATCTCTAATACTATGAAAGACTGCTATTTTACCATCATGTGTTGTGCCACTATTTAAGAAAAAAGCAAACTGTTCTGGTTTTATTTCATTACCTGTAATCATTGATAATTGTTTAGGTGTATCAATTAAATGAGAAGCTAATACAGATACACTTGTTGATCTATATGCTTGTTCTACATCTGAAAATACATATTCTCTAATTGATTTACCATTCTTTTGACTAAACAAAGAAGCACCATCAAAAGGTATTGGGTTAGCTCTATTGCAGCCATAAGGTGTTTGTCTTAAAAAAGATATACTACTTGGTGTTATAGCAGCTGATTGAGAAGATACAGGTACAAAGAACTCTCCACTATCTGTAAAAATTTGTAAGTTTCTTGATGATACTAGATGTCTTATTTCGTTTACAGTATCACCAGTAATAGATACATTTATACCTTCATTTGCTAATCCTGTTCCTAAATCAAAATTAAAATATCCTCCTATTTGACTTGCAACAACTGCTGAAGGTTTATCTCTAGCTCCAGCAAACCAAAGTCTATTATCATGGAATGACACAGCTTGTGGGAATCCTCTTACACTAGATAGTAATTGTTCTGCAAAATCTGCTTCTGCACTTGTACTAGCAAGTGTTTCTAATATTGTTATTGTAACTTCTGTTGCACTTGTAAAACCAGTAATCTTAACTTGT